TATTAAACGCTAAGAATTTTATTGCAGGTGTAACCACATCTACTAATGCATATTATTCTTTCATTGGATTGACGAACGCGACTGATTATAGTTCCACATGGGATCAAAATCCTCCATCACCAAAAGATAGTTTTGATGAGGAGAATCAATATTGGGATTCAATGGTTGCTTTGAAGAAGATCAATTCAACTGATGTGAGACAGGTCGTTACAAAAAGGAATTGGTCCTCTGGAACAACCTATGACATGTATCGTCATGACTATAGTAGAACTAATACTGCAAAAGTAAGTGGTGCGACTAATTTGTATGCTGCATCCTATTATGTAATCAATAGCGATTTTAGAGTTTACCTCTGCATACAAAATGGCACTACTCCCGACACTCCTAACGGATCACCTTCTCTTGACGAACCCACTCATATTGATTTAGAACCCAGAGCAGCAGGAACAAGTGGAGATGGATATCTTTGGAAATATCTTTACTCTATTAAACCTAGTGACATTGTAAAGTTTGAAGCGACTGCTTTCATGCCTGTTCCTTTAAATTGGGGAACTAATACTGAAGATGCACTTGTAAGAGATAATGCGGTTGATGGTTCAATCAAAGTTGCGACCATCACTGACAGAGGAGCAGGTGTTGGACCTGTCGGTGCTACACGTTATGCTAATGTACCCATTAAAGGTGATGGTACTGGTGCAGAGTGTACTATTGTTACCACAAATGATCAAAGGGTTGACTCAATTACCATTACCAATCAAGGATCTGGATATACTTATGGTAATGTAGACTTGGCAGCAGGAAACGTTCCAACTGGAACGACTAGACCCACTTTTGACGTTATTATATCTCCTCAAGGTGGTCATGGTGCAGATATCTACAGAGAATTAGGAGCAACAAATGTTCTTCTTTATTCTAGAATTGAAAACGATAATGATAATCCTGATTTTATCACAGGAAATCAAATCGCTAGAGTTGGTCTTGTAGAAAATCCTAGAACAACATCAAATACACTGTTGTCAGCTGATAAAGCAAGT